TTGAACCCTGAGAGGGAGATAGAGGTCAAGGCGGTCGGCTGGTGTGCTGGTGGCGGTGTTGTAGAGCCAGAAGCATTCTACGCCAAGGGCAAGCGCAACAAGGACATGTTCAAGAACGCCAAGGCTCAGGCATGGTGGGAACTCCGTGAGCGGTTCAGGAAGACATACGACGCAATCGAGAATGACGGGATATACGAGCCTGACGAGCTGATAAGCATAGACGGGAACATGGAAGACCTACACCAGTTCTGCAACCAACTGTCTCAGCCGACCTACAAGATGGACGGAGCCGGGAAGGTGATGATCGATAAGAAACCGGACAACACGAAATCCCCGAACATGGCAGACGCCTGTGTGATAGCGTTCGCCCGGCATAACGTCTACGAGGTAACTCACTCAACAGTTGTTGGCTTGTATTGACACCCGGCAACATGGCGTTATATTAAGCGTATCAGAGTAATGCCTGAACAACAAGATTTGCCCTTCAGAGTCTTCGGACTGCATTACCTGAAGGGCTATTTTTTTGGAGACACCATGAAAGAGTACGGAAGAAAGCGTGAATTGAACTGGCCTAAGTGGAAGCGCGATATTGTGGAAGATGTGAAGCGGAGGTGGAACAATGGACAATAGGTATAGCATTGTTTCTGACGGAAACGAGTACACAGTCTACGATTCCAAGATAGGCTCAGACCTCTTCCCTACTAGCACCGGGAACCGCTACTACGCATGTAAACTTGGCTGTAGCGAGGAGACGGCAATAAAGATCGCTAAGGCGCTCAATACTACCAGTTTCGATTATGTTGCAGAGGTGCTGTCGGAAAGCCTAGCCCTACACGCAGAGGTCAAGAAGCTTAAAGAGTACACCAAGCGACTTGAGGACGAACGCGCAACGCTTATTTTTAACACTGCATGCATTATGTCAGGTGCCTCAGTGAGCAAAAAGCCTAGAGTGTGCAAGTGCGGAGGAAAAAAAGTATGGCGTCGGCCTCGATACGGTTGCTGCTATTGGCTCTGCAAGTCATGCCGTACAAGGACCGCAATGGTGAAAAAATAACGTCATTAGTGTACCGCAAACGAGGCGAGAGGCGTCGCAGGCGACACGGTGGCAAGAAAGTTAACCGAGATTACTTGAGAGGCATCAATGATTGATCGAGACACAATGTATGGTATGTGGAGCTCTGAAATGGAGTGGACGCTTGATGGGCGAACGTCTACAGCGCTCCTGACAGGACACGGTAACGCGTTCGTGACGAAGGATATTGACGGTGCTCCATTAGAGTACACGTCGTTTCGAAACTTCTGGAAATGCTGGAATGATGAGAATTACACGCATCTAGAGCAACCAGGCTGGATGATTGTATACGAAGACAGTTGCATGGGAACTGAGATCTTTACAGAAGAAAAGGTGGCCCGTAAGCGCTTGTGTAATCTTGCCGACACGTGGAACGTTCACCTATTCAAAAGGGTGGCGTCACGATGAAAAAGCAAACGTTTGAAGGATTTAGTATCCCGCCGATGCAAGAAATGTGGGAGGTCGGCCAGGAGGATCGGTGCAGAACGTCCAAAAAATGCAAAGCCGGTCCAGCGTGTAGAAGCTGTATATGCACTTGTAGCGCTGACGTGTACGATAGGTACACGCGGCTGATAGCCGACAATCATAAAACTAGACTGTCAGACGAGGTAGGGTTTGTTGTGCCTGAAGGCCATCCAATTGTGTCACTTGATTTAAGGCAATGAGTTGTAAAGCGTTGATTTATGGTTAGGTTTCTTAAACAACTTTAGGAGCCGCTAAGATGCCAGACCCCACCGATACCACCACCTTGACGACTGCGAGCCCGACCAACTGTAGCGGGCAGGAAAACGAGCCGACCATCCAGACGCATCCAGAATACCAATGCAAGCAGAGCGACTACCAGCTAGTAGACGACTGCCTAGAGGGCGAGAAGCAGATCAAGAAGCAGGGCGTTAAGTACCTCCCGAAGACCAGCGCGCAGCAGAACGACGATCCACAGGGGAAAGCGTACACGGCTTACAAGACCCGAGCGATCTACTACAACTACCCGCTCGACGTTCTCAGCGCAGCTCTAGGCATGCTCCAGCGCGAACCAAGCGCATTCGAACCAATCCCCCCGGCTATCGAACCGCTGTCAGACTCAGCAACCGCAGACAATGAGCCTTTTAACGAAGTCCTCGCAGACATCAACGAAGGACAGATCGCTTATGGTGGCATGGGACTACTCGTAGACGTCCCGGCAGCAGGAGCGGGATCGGTAGAGGGTAACGTAATCCCGTACCTCGTGGAGTATCCTCGAAACACTATCGTAAATTGGGACGAAGAGAAAGGGGTAGACGGCAGGAACCACCTCCGCATGGTTACGCTGAATGAGTCGGCCTTTGAGATTCAACCGGGCGGCTCTCATCTTTGGGTTGAGAAGTACCGAATGTGTGCGCTTGACACTGATGGCAACTACTGGACGGCTGTACTGACCGCTGACCAGATCACTAAAGTCGACACCAAGACTTACAACCCGCCAAAGTTCGAAGGCGAGGTAGACCCGTATCCATCTGTAAAGAAGAACAAGCTCAAGTACATCCCGTTTGTCTCGATCAACGTCAACGACCTACGTATTCGCCCTCAAGTCTCGCCTATTCTGGACATCTGCGACCTTTCAATCGCTCTCTACCGGGCAACAGCAGACCATAAGCAAGCTCTATTCATGCAGGGCCAAGCAACTCCGTGGGTGACTGGCATCAGCAAAGAGGAAGGCGACGACATCAACGTTCTTGGTGCTACAGCACTTCTTAAGGCCAACAACCCCCAAGCTAAATTCGGATTCATGGAGGTAGAGGGTGAAGGGCTGACAGAGATGCGCGAGGACTCCGACGACCTGAAAGAGACCATTGCGAGCAAGGGCGTAGCACTTCTGGACACTACCGGCACTGAATCAGGCAAGGCTCTTTCTATCCGGTCAGGCAGCAAGACGGCATTCCTGAAGACCATCGCTATCACCGCAGCGCAGGGCATGCGCGTTGCTCTCACTATGGCGGCATCGTGGATGGAGGGAACGACCCCCAGCGACATCACAGTCGAAGAACTCAACGTTGTTCCCAACCTGGACTTCACCGAGGACGACACCTCAAACGTCCCCAAGGAAGTATTAGACCTCACGGCAGCAAAGAACAGCGGCGCGCCGATCTCGAACAAAAGTATTCACAATTACATGGCCCGCAAAGAACTCACAGCGATGAGCTACGAAGACGAACTAGCAGAGATGAACGGGGATACCACGATTTAATGGTAGAGCAGGTGAAACAAGATAGATTTGGTCCGGTTGATGGCAATTGTTTTCCGGCATGCGTCGCGTCACTTACAGGTATAGCCTTGGATGAACTGCGTTTCCCTGTGCCGGAAAAAGGATGGTTTCAGGTATGGGTTGAAGTATTGAAAACGTTCGGATACTCGATGATTTTTTTTCCTAAATTACCGGAAATGGACGTCACGGACGGTATTGAGTGTATAGCAATTGGTCGCAACACTGCTAATACATGTCATCATGCAGTTGTTTTGAAGCTTGAGCGCTCAGATAAAGAGGTTGTTGGTGTTATTGAGCATGACCCCATGGGGGGGCATCATCTCGACATAGACTCAATCACATCTTATGTATTTCTTGTGAAGGATCTGTAATGGCTAGCGTAAGCGACACACTAACACGCCATCAAGTCAACATACTCAGACTTGAGCAGGGTCAGGGAAAGTCTATGAACGAGATCATGGATGAGAGCATACCCGAGCTGGCTGGGGTTCTAGCGATTTGGCTTAACAGCGCACGACCTGGACCACAAACCACATTCATCCAAAATAACCAATTCGGACAGCTTGAGCGCAGAGTTGATAAAGTCCGCGGTCCGGCAGTAGCAGGGGCGGCGGCTTGGTTTATGAGGGATGAGGAAGAGCTGATAGAGCATGAAATCGAGTTCACGGACGACCTTCTACGAGACAACGGAGTAGAGAACGTAAAGACGCCGACTCAGGCCACCGTGAATAAGGCGCTATTGCTGACAGGTAGTTACCTAGGAATGACCATCGCTCAATGGTTCGAGATCCTGAGAGAGTCGGACGTAGCGCGGATCATGGCCACCACTCGCCACGGCGTCACTCAAGGACTCACAGACACCCAGATAGTCAGGTCAGTCATTGGCACCAAGGCCCAGAAGTGGAAAAACGGCATAATTAACACCACACGGAACGCGGTCAACAGTTTAGCCAGGACGATCACGACAGGAGTGTCAGACGACGCAAGGTCAGCTGTGTACAAGATTAACCCGGTAATCAAACTGGAGCGATACACCGCGATCCTAGATCGACTCACGAGCTTAATTTGTATCCGTTTAGACGGAACGATAGTACCAGTAGGCCAAGGCCCGCGTCCACCGAGTCACAGAAATTGCAGATCGTTCATGGTTCCAGTGATCCCGGGAGTAGAGGACGACCCGTTAATTACCTATCCTGATTGGCTACGCAAACAGCCTGTAAAGTTTCAGAACGAGGTATTAGGACCGGGCCGCGCCAAGCTCTGGAGACAGGGCAAGGTGAGCGCTGGGGATTTTGTTGATAGATCTGGCAAGATTCTAACAATTGAGAAACTGCGGAAGTTGGAAAACTAAGAGGACATGAAATGACACCAGAAGACACATACAAGGAAGTCGACAAGATATGCAAGCGGTTTGCTGCTGAACTTGGCGAGTATGTGGAGCACGGTCAATTTATGCTGACATTCGGCAACGACAGCCATACAAGCTATAACGGCTTCGGCAATTTTCATGCACGCAGAGGTATGGCACAGGAATTTTTAGATAGAGACAGGGCAAGGAATGCTCACGAGGTTGAGTACTCTGAATTCAAAGACTAACTAACAAGAGGGCAAGTAAATGTTGAAACTGAGCTACGAGAAGAAAGAAGACATCCCTGAAGCACTCGCAGACCACTACAAAGAGGTAGAGGGCAAGTGGATTGCACAGGTTGACGGCATGAAGACACAGCAGGACATCGACAAGCTGTCAGAGGCACTGCGCAAGGAACGCGAGGACCACGACACCAGCAAGAAAGACCTCAAGGAAGCCAAGAGCACGCTAGGCACGTCACAGGACGAACTAGAAGCGCTGAAGAAGTCCGGCGGCAAGGATGACAAGAAAGAGCCAACCCATGAAGACCTGGTAGAGCTGTCCCGGCTACGTCGTGAAAATGAGTCGCTGACTGCCGAGAATGCAGATGTGAAGGGAAAACACGAAAAGTTGGAAACGTCAGTCACTTCCGGCAAGATCAAAGACACCCTAAGAGGGGCGTTTAGTCCCAAGATGAGGAAGGAAGCGGTCGAAATGCAAGTAGATCACGCGTTACGAGATTTCGTACTTTCAGATGGGAAAGTCTTGACAAAGCCTGAATTAGGTGATAAGAGTGGATTAACGGCAGATGCGTACGCTGACAACCTTTTGGTTGCTCAAACGTATCTCGCCCCACATTCCAATAGCGGTGGCGCTGGCGGAGGCTCGACCAAGACTCAGAGTGATTCTGATAAAGGCGAGTCAGCAGAGGATCACTACAAGAGTGTCCTCAATCATTAACCGGAGCGCCACTCACGTGTGGGCTCCATAGAATCCAATAAATGGAGCCCACAATGTCCGCAATCAACACATTCCGCGAGGATGCCATTAATAAGGCTACGAAGCAGCCTGAAATGGTAGACGAGCTGACCGAAGAATCCCCGATTCTCGCACGTATCCCGGTACAAGATGCAAGCGCAGAGCTTCATAACGTCTACGAGCAGACTGAAACGGTTATCGCCGCTCAACTGGTAGACGCTGATTCCGCTCTCCCGACTATCAACGCTACGACCTCCCTCAAGCAGGTTGATTTGAGTATCATCGCTGGTGAGATGGAAGTAGGCGAAGACAAGGCCAAGCTATTCGGTGGAGCACCCGCATACTTTGCAAGCAAGCGTCCGATCATCCTGCGGGAAACGGGTAATCAGCTTGAACAGTCGATTCTCTACAACAACCTCCGCGCATTTGCACAGGCCAACGGTAAGCTTCAGCTTGCTGGCGGTGCTACGGCAAGCGTCCAAAACAGTATTATCGCTGTTACGTGGAAGCCCGGCGAAATCACTGGTCTTACGAGTCCTGACGGTTTCGGTAACGGCGCTCTCATGGATGAGCTCGCCATCAACGGCGGGAACGCCTACCATCTCCGCAGCGTTACCGGTGTTCTCGGTTACGGTATCAGGATGAAGAGTTACCTCGGCATTCAGCTTGCTAATACCCGGTATGTCTCCGGCATTGCAAATATCGAGATCGACGACGAAGATCCCGACAACTGGAACATCCCGACCGAAGAAGACATCGAGATCATGCTCGAAGATTGCCGCGCGCAATCCGGTCAGACTCTGATCTACTGCGCTCCCAAGGTGCGTCGGTTGGTCCTCGGCAAGTACAAGGCTGCTAAGATCCAAATGACCCCCACCGACAAGGACTATGATCGCATGATCGACCGTTGGGACGGTGTTGAGATCCTCACCAGCCGTAACTTCCTCACCGATGGCGAAGCCGTCGTCACAGCATAAGGAGACAGTAATATGTCTACAGTAATCACAAGCGGTACTATCAGCTCGGACTGGCTTCAGTTTGACCCTGATAACATTTATGACGGTGCAGCTCTTCCGAATGCTGGGGATACTACCTCGGCAGAAGTCGCGAGCGCAGGCTATGACCAGGGTGGCGTTGCCATCTACGTTGACGCCGACACTACCGTCGATATCGACAGCACTGAAACCCTCGACATGTTCCTGATCACCTACGACGCAGCAGGTGGATCGGAAGTCGAAACTATTCCGTTCTTCTCTGTCACTGGTCCCAAGACCTACGAGATTGGCGAAAAGATCGCGGAAGTTATCCCCAGCGAAGTAGGTCCTTGGTTCCGTATCAAGATGACTGCCTCTGCGGATGAACACCTCGACCTGATCAACGCCTACCCGCGTCGCGTCAGTTCCTAAGTCCGTTCCCTCGGGGGAGGTAGCTTGTTAGTGGCTACCTCCCCTTTTCACTAACGCACACTAGCAGAGGAACCCCCATGAAAGCATCCGACATCAAGACCGGCCTGAATGAATCCCAGTACAACCCCACCCGTAAATGCAAGCGCTATGCAGGCACTACTGTAAGGCCGTACGCCGAGGGCGTGGCTGAGTCTACCGGCGGCGTGAAGAGTATCGACAGCGCAGGCAAGGACAAAGCTAAGATCGACAAGGCACCAAACCTCAAGACCGGTCACGCCAAGAGTTCGAAAATCACCGAACTTAAGAAACAGGCGAAGAGGCTCGGCATCACTCAAATCAACAAGTACGACGAGAAGGAACTACTTGATCTGATCGCTAAGGCCGAAGTAGATACACCCCAGGAACCGAAAGCATCCGAAGCACCTGTCGAACCGCTCAGCGTGGAAGCCATGCGGGTAGAGATCAAGGCAAAGGGCGGCAACCTCCCGCGCGGCAAGAAGTCGACAGATCCCGAAGCACTCAAGGCAGTCCTAAAGGAACTTGAATAATGAGCGCATGGTCCGACGTAGTACGACAATTGGAGACGCTAACTGGTGAGACTTCCTCAGGGTCGTTGATGAACCAGGCGGCTAACCTGTTGGAGACCTACGTCGGACAAACATCATATGGCTCGCTCTCTGCAAGGATTGCTAACGCAGCAAAGGTACTAGGAACATCTGAAGCGGTGTCAGGGCTTGGCATAGCCGCAGGTAGCCTAGAAAATAGCGTAGCAAAGATATACTCAGCATCACTCATTAATACAATATCCCTATCACTTGCGGAGACCTCATGAGCATCCTGAACGACATTAGAGAAAAGCTCTGCGAGATTATAGACGAAGCGCTGAATCCTCGTGGTGGGTTTGATACCAACACTCAAGATCAAATCACGACCCCTGTGGCATACTATTTCTCGCAGATAGAAGGGATTCCGACAGAGGTCGCGGCAATTACGGCAATCAACGACACTACAGCAGAGATTTTAGACACTACCGGCTGTGAGATTGGCGGCTATTTCGGAATGTTCAACGCTGACGACTCCCTTGATAACAGGGCATACTTTGCCCAGATTACAGATGTCGACGGGAGTGTGCTGACGTTTGACACTCCGATTGACTTCGACTTTAAGGTAGGTGATACAGCCGCATGCCTTGAGCGTGACATGGCTGTATCTGGAACCCCTACTAGCCCTGAGATTTTCTCTATTCAGGTCGGCGGGAGTGCGAATCAATCAATAGACATCAATCGCATCATGATTACGATGCTCACTGACTCACCTCCTACCTTGGCCGATTTCGGCGATATTGAGGACGGGCTTGATAATGGCCTCGTGCTTAGGCGAGTGAACGGCACTACCAACAATATTTGGAACGTGAAAAAGAATGGCGACTTTGGGAACCTTGCGTATGACCTTCAGCTTTTTTCAGCGATCAACCCTCAACAGGGTCAGAACGGATTGCTTTGTAGATACACGCTAAACGGACAGGACAAGCACGGTGTAGCTATCAGGCTCGACCCCGGTGACGAGCTACAGCTTATTATTCAGGACAGCCTTATCAGCCTAGACCAGTTTAGGGTGATTGCAGAAGGTCATTACGTAGATTAAGTGAATGGTGCGGTAGGTCAAACCATAACACGAGGGCAGAGTATGACAACGACGAAAGCACACGAAACACCATGCGCGGACCTAGAGGCGTTGGCCAAATCGGTCACAGCGAACAATATGGCAATGCGCTGGCTAGTCGGTGCACAATTTACGGTGATCCTTCTAGCGTTCTACTTCTCATTAAACGCAATGAATGGCGTTAATTTAGTGCAACAACGCCAAATTGAGTTCCACGAGAAACAGAAGATCATGGAGAAGAAGACTGACGACGCCCTTGCTAAGGCAAATTCTGCGGTAGCTATGTCAGCCAAGACCGAAGCTAATATCGAATGGATACGCAGCACAGGCACGGAGCACGGTCGAATGCTAATTGAGACACGCTCGATGCTGATGAAATATTTGCAACACAACAAAGGTACTCCGTAATGGCTGTAACGTTAATTGTACAGGATGACGACGGCACGACTGCCGACGCTAACGCCTACATCGATACGACTGAATTCCTGGCATACTGGGAGAATCACGGGGTTGACTACTCAAGCGTAGAGGAAGACGCGTTAAAGGTCGGCATCATTCGCGGCACTGACTACGTTGACCAGCGTTACAGATACAAGGGCACACAACTCACAGAGGGGCAGTCTACAGAGTTCCCACGGCAGGACTTGTACAGTTGCCGGGGTGATCTTGTCGAAGGCGTACCGCAGCAGGTGAAGGATGCAGATGCAGAGTACGCGGCCCGGTGGATCGATAACAGTTCGCTACAGACGGACGTACTAGACGTTGACGGGCTCGCCGGAAGGATCACCAAAGAGAAGTTAGGGCCTATGGAGATCATGTACGAGGGCGGCATTTCGTCTGCTGGGCAGTATCCGAGCTACCCCACAGCTGACCAGATCCTCAAAAGCTCATGCTTCGTAACATCCGGCCAACAGGTCGGGAGGGCGTGGTAGATGGGATTAGCAATATTTGACGAACGAATGCCAGCGCTAGCTACCAAGCTCGTTAATAAGTTTGCTGGGCCTACTGGTACGTCTTCGCTTATCGTGACTGTCCCCGGCGCCTACAACGAGCTAAACGGCACGCAGGCTGCTGACACAGTGTCGACTACGGTTACTGACTTCTCCCCGCCTGTCCCGGTTACCGAGAAGATGACAAGCGACGTCTCAGCTATCAAGATGGGCGACATGGTAGTCTGGATCGACGGCAACCAAGTGACGCTAACGAAAGCGATGATCAACCACGCGCAGATTGACTATCTCGGCACGAAATACAAGCTGGTCTGGATTCGCGAATATGTCTCAGGCGGTAACATCGCAGCATACGAGGTATTTTTCAGAGATGTCTAAATTGGGATTCACAGGCTTAGAGAAGTACACTCGCACCTTGAACGACAAGGGCAATAAGACCTTGCAGAAGGTCACCCTTGCTGCTTATTCAGGGCTTGTAAGACGTTCCCCTGTGGATACAGCACGATTTCGCGGCGGGTGGCACGGGTCAGTCCACACCCCAGATTTAACAATCAATCCTGAAGGTCAGAGCGATTCAGGCATAAAGCAAGGCTCAGGAGTGACAGGTCGCGAGGCAGCAAACATCACCCCGGCACTAAAAGCTAAGCTCGGAGAGGATGTGTACATCTCGAACAACCTGGATTACGCTGTACCACTTGAGAATGGCCATAGCCCACAAGCGCCTTTCGGAGTCCTCCACATAACGGCTAGATCAATACAGGCGAAACTTGACAGATGATCAACAACACGAAAATTCTATATTGGGCACGTGGTAAGCTTAACGATGCCGGTTTTGATACGTCAGAATCGTTCGCATGGGAGAACCGCGACTTCGATTCTACCGATTTACCTATCTATTACCGTGAACGCATAGCGGTAGCTGACGAGAACATAAACACCAACAAGGCGAGCAACGTCAAGAGCGGGCTCCTGTGGTACGATTGTATCGTAGACCGAGGCTCGGGCGGTGAGCTGACAGATAGCAGCGCTACGGCTATCACAGAGCTATTTAATCCCCAAGATAACAAGCAGGTCGAAATCGAATCCGGCCTGACGATTAATATAGATGAGGCGACTACCGGAGTACCTGGTCCCTATGAAGAGACAAAGTACTTGACCCCGGTAAGAATTGCGTTTAGAGTGTATGAACAAGTGTAACCAGAACAAGGAGTTTTAGCCATGGCTAAAGAATTGCATTTTCAAGATGGTGGATGCTTCACCGTCCATTCCGTTAATAGCGGGCTTGAGTTTTTCGTTAAGGCCGTTAAGCCGTCAGGCGTTGAGGGTAACGACCCTATCAACCTGACGACCAACGAGCAGGGCGACACCGAAACGTACGCACCGCCTAAGCGTAAGACGATCACGTCGATGACTGCTGTCTGTACTTATGATTGGACCGACTTCGCAGCTTACTCCGCTGTTGTTGACGC